GGGGTGGGCTATGAATGGTTACGCAGTTGGCTTTCTCCAACGTGCGGTACGGTTTCAAACTCCCTCGGTCTGCGAGAAAGATTGCGGTGGTCTTCCCGGTATCGACGAAGACTTCTTCAATCAGTTCTGCAATGAGGGTGGACTTCCCGTGTCCGGTGTCACCGAACAAGAGAATAGATAAGTCTGGTGCTAGGTCGAGAGGTTGCTCAGCCACTCGCTCCTCCTTTGTATTAGTTAATCAATCAAGGCGTATAGTTGAAGCGCAAAGATTATCAAATATAGGACGGCTACGGCAAACTCAATCTCCATCCTGCATTTGAATCATTGTATTCTCTGCGGCATGATGTGGTTCCCGAGGCACGAATGACCCACTCCCTATGGGGTTCTTGTGAATGGTGGAGACATGACACATGTCGAAGTAACTGCACTGCCCCCAGCCTGTGTCACACTGGGAGATATGTTGCGGGAAGATACCCATGTGCTGTGCCCACTTTGTTTTGTGGTCACTAGGCTCTCGTGTCTTGGCAATGAGCTGTTCCCTGTAGGTAATCTGCTCCAGCACCCCGTCCATAATCTTCTGCGGGAAGATGGGCTGTGATTGTGGATAGACCTTTGCCACCATGTCTGGGTGCTTCTTCATCAGCTGTTGAATCCAGCCTTGCACTCCGTTGTGGTGGTACTCCTTGGTGTTGAAGCGTTGGAATCCTGTCCGTCGCTGCACCCCATAGGTAGGCTCCGAGACTCCCGGCACTCCGGGATGTCGATAGCCAAAGACTAAGGGATGGTACAACATACCCTTCCGACCACTTCCTTTGCCGAGTCCTTGTATCCATGCACCTGCGAGGTCTAAGTCCAACGCTTTCTCGCATGCAAGGAAGGTCAGCTGTTGCTGCAGGCTGATGACCCAACGGTGGTAGTTGAATGACCCACTGAAGGTCTTGAAGTCAGGATACCAATGGTCACCTGTGCGTTTGTGTTTGAGGATAAGGTCGGGACGGCACATGAACAGCACCCCGTCATGCTCAAACTCCAGCTCCTGTTCTACGACAACAGGCTCATAGTCTGTCATCCACTGGGGCCAGATGTATTCGAAGAACCCTGTCACGATAGCCGTCACACAATCCTTCTGGTCATCAGTCATGTCAGCCTCGGAGATATCCGGTGCTGTCTCTCCCTTGATGCCTGCTTCAATCCCCTCATGCACAGCCAACCCAAAGGTAAAGGCTGGTGGGTTGGAGGCAGGCACCAATCCTGTGCTGGTATGCTCATCTCGATACTCAGTCAACCAGTACCGCTTGCGTGGACAGAGCCAGTCGGCTTCAATCCGTGAGCGGTCAGTTAAAATTAAACTTACTTTATTCATCTCAGCTCCTTGAAACTATGATACTATTACTTTTATGAAACTGCAATCATTACTTCCGCCGAGTGAAGTGAGTGTCTTGGCGGGTGCCTCTGGTGCAGGCAAGTCAACACTCATCCTTCAGTTCCTCCATGCGTGGCTGCAAGGGAAATCCTTTTTAGAGGTAACACCCCCCGATGAGGGCATAGCGTATCTGGTGGGCGACCGCTCGATTGACTCGCTGCGTCGTCGTGGATCTGATGTAGGACTCGACATTGGTATCCTTCCTCATGCGTCTCTTGTTGATGATGAAAGCATTGACTTGAATCGGTTCAAGCAAGACCCGTTGGGGTTGCTGTGTACGCTGCTTGATGGACTCAAGGGCCCGCTCTTTATTGTTGACCCGCTCATTGTGTTTCTCGGTGTGGACTTGAATCGTTATAACCTCGTTGCCCCTCAGCTCATCCGGTTGAATCGCTTTTGCCGGGCGCGTGGATACACTGTGCTGGGCACACATCACACAACCAAAGCCCGCACAGACTTTGCCTTTCTTCGACCGCAAGACCGCATCTCAGGAAGCTCAGCCTTGAGTGCGTTTACTTCTACCCAACTGGCGTTGACCTCACCGGATGAGGTGCAACACAGCATCCCACTCTTGGAGCAGGCTGCACGGTTGGATGTTGTGAGTCACCTCGCTGCTCCTGAAACACACTGGCTCAGCCGAGACAGCGAGGGGTTGTTCACACCTATGGGAGCCGAGGCCGAACACATTCTGTCAGCGTGTGGCCCCGCTGGACTGGCGGTGTATCAGACCATCGCTCCGGTAGCCGATGGCCTGACACAGACCAGTGAAATCGTGGACGCTCTCTCAGGCACAGCCTCACGAGCGACCGTGTTCCGTCAGTTAGATAAGCTGCTTGATGCAGGACTCATTACCCGACATGAACAAGGCCGGTATAGCCGTGCCCCTGTCCACTAGGCGATTGCTTCTTTGGTGAAGAAGCGCAGCACGATATTGGCAACAGCCAGTATCTGTGCTGTGACTTCAGGGTTGGGCTGCTCTAGTGCTGACGCTACACCGAGCGTAGCAATGTTCAACCAGAACGTCTTGGATTTCCACCATCGTTTCATAGCAAACCTCTCTTTCAAATTAAAATTTTATACGAGTTTGGGTATCTACTCCCTGACTCAATGCACAATTTCCCCTGAGTCTGTTGAATACTTCGGGGCTTGCTCAATTTCTGCAGCTGCCCACAGCCCTTCGAATAATCTGGTGCAGATTTCTGCCCGTTCTTCATCTGTGTCTGTTGTGTCCTTAATCAACAGGCTCACCACGCTCATCAGTGAGGTCAGGAGCTGTCCTTTCGTCAGCTTCTTGGCCTCCGCTACGATGAACACTTCACGGGAGAAGGTCAGGGTATTGCGCACATCGTCAGGTGGAATCCCTAACATCTGTGCGGCTTTCTCTATTGATGCGTCATCGTCATCGTCAATGTTAATCAGGAATGTCCTGAGTTTCCGTGTGTCGTCTGCCATTTAATCCGCTTTCCGTTCTCGTTGCCGGATGTCCCACTCCACATGGATGTGGTTGTAGTGTCCGGGTGCGTCCCATATTAAGTCCCATCCCAAGCCAAGGTTCCCACGCAGAAAGTTAGCAAGGCTTTCCATTGCCTCTATGATGGGGATGTCTTGCGCCTTCACTTGGAAGTCTACTGCTTTGTCCTCGTAGTGCAAGCTGCGCTTACTGTGCTTGTGGTCATTCATGGAGGTAACAATCACGTCGTGTCCATGTCGAGCAGACCACACGCTGGTCAGGTTCAGGAGCTGCACTATCTCAGGCTCAAGGAATCCTACACGTACGGGTTCACGGTGCCCTTCAAATCTAATCAATTCGTCTCTCCTAAAGGGGGCACTACTAACCCTCGCTGCGTTAGGGTGTCCCTGATAGATGTCAGGGTGCGTGTCTGTGCTTCGACACGCTCTGACAGGAGTGCCATATGCTGTTGCATCATCTGTTGCTGTTGGGTTTGGGCTGTCCATATCAGCCAAATCATCACAGCGTAGGGAAGGAGCTGGAAGACGGTGGTCTTCAGCTCTGTCCATGCGTATTCAATTAAGGCGTTCATTCTGCTGTCCCTTTCTTGGGTGTCTCGTTCCCATCATGGATGGAATCTTCTTTGGCAATGGCTGGTGCCCACATATCAAGGTAGTCCAGCTTATTTTTCACGGCCACGATTGCGAGTTCAAGCAGGTTAATCCTCTTGGCTAGCTTATCAACCTCCTCATGGTAGCGGTCAAGGTGTTGGGTCAGGTCATTGACTGCTGTCATCACCTGTGCCACGGCTGCTACCTGCCTGTCCCCTATCAATGCTTCTGCCTCAAGCATCTTATCCATACCCTCACGCATCACCCACTCTTTCGTCTTTGACATGCTACTCCTCCTCCTCGTTGTCGTCCTCATCACTCTCTGGCTCTGGCTCTGCAGCTAACCATCCTTCAAGGAACGCATTCGCTAGTTCTTTGTGGATAATTGCACACTGTTGCTCTGTACTCTCAGGAGAACCTTCAAGTTGGAAGTTAACTGTTGTTAGCCTTCCCAATCCGAACTTAGCCCCCTGCTCCCTTGCTTCCCATAGTGTTGTTGCCATGTCTCACCCTCTCTTTGTAGTTCTCTCGTTCAATGTGTGCTCTCAGTTGATTATCAGTGGACTCACACTGCAGGGGAGGCTCCCTGTCTGGATACCTCGCTTCACTCCGCGGATACCCACACTGAAGACACTCCACCTTGAATCGCACCTTGTTACAGGACATCTCACCCTCCTACGGAACAGACGCCACACCAGAGCCAGCCATGCGTGTTCCTCTCATCTCCTGCATCTTCCGCATTCTCTATCACACACCACTTGGCATCCTTCCCACAATCAGTACAGGGTGTGCGACTTCCCCCTTCCGAATCAATGCGGTCCAGCCTCGCTATTGGAATGAGATGCACCGTGCGTCCATGCATGTCATACTCAATCGCTTTCAGGCTTACGTGTACACTGAATCCACCTTTAATATCCATATGTAATCTTTCGACTCCAAACTTATCCATATGTAATCCTCGCTGCTGCAATCATATACCTATTGACTGCACCTTAATACATGTGTGTATGAGACTATGCCCTTATAAATGTTTTAAGTACCATTTAATCAGGGACTTACAAGAGTCTCACCACACAATGTAAATATTATACCACATGACTGATGCCTATCTCATATCTCCCTCCAATCTCAGGCCCTTGAGACTACACTAAAGCCTTTAGTTATATACAGTTAAGTAGGAAAGTCTCACGCAGCACACCATATTTATGCTATGACTATGGTGTGTCCGTGTGTGGCTGGTAGTCCGTCAGCCATGACAGGATGGTGGAACTGGTTGTTCTCCACTGTCTCATTGACTACGGTGCCGATGTTCGACAGGGTTAAGTCCTGCTCTTGCAAGACATCACTACTGACCTGCTCCCACAGTGAGGGATTTGTCCAGTAGTTGTGGGTTGAACGCAGCACCTGTTCTACCATAATCAGGGCTGACTCTGGTGTCGTGGCTGCGGGACAGACACGCACCTCGATGGTACCATGCTGCTCAAAGGCAGTGTAGTTCACATGGTTGTAGCGTTCCCACATCCTGCGCCAACTGTTGGGATGGCAGTAGCCAGCCACCTCATTACTGGATGTGCCGTGATAACACCGATGGGTTAACCATTTAGCGTCCTGTTCGGGCAGCTTCCCTTGTTCAGCAAGGTCTAGGAGGTCAAGCCTGATGAGATTCCAATAGACCGCAGACATGGTGAAGTCAAAGAGTTCTTGCGTCACCCCGATATGCACATGCATCCCTGTGTGAGCAGACACCCTGTTTGGATAGCCTAACCCTCTGTTACCGCAGTTAGACACGCTGCGCACCAAGTCACTCCAGTTATGCAGCACAGGAGAGGCATACTCCGCACCAACATAGTCATTAGAACCAGTGGCTTCTCGTGCATAGCCACTGACTGACCCGTCCTCCTTCAACCCATGTCGCTCAAGGAATCTGTGCATACCTTCTTCCTCTCGGCAGTTATAGCAGAGATGTGTTCTCTCCCTAACCCCATCATCGTGTTCTTCCCAATCGCAGTCATAGCAATCAGGGTCTAGTTCCGAGTCCCAGTTCGGAGGCTTAGACCAGAAGCCTTCGACCTCAACGCCAATCGTCTTAATTGAAGTAGGAAATTCTCTCATCATGGACATATCCTCCTAGCTGATGGTGCCTTGAAGTTCAGGGAGTAACCCGAGTTCGTATGCACAGCTATCACAGACCAGCTCGTGACTCACTGTGCATGCTGTTTGATACTGCTCAGTCGGAAGTGACTGGTCACAGCCTGCGCACTTGATGTCTACACTGTCAGGTTCAATCGGGGCTGGTGGATAGGATTCCTCCTTTACCTGTGGGGTAGCCTTCTTCTTCCCATGTAGGGTGTAGCCATCCCACTTGTTATACCTGTTATCCCACTCATCCCACAGGGAATTACCAACGTAGCCTGCCCCTGTGTAGAATCCACCCACTGGGCGTGACCAACAGTGGTTGAGGTTCGAATAGAAGCACCCGTCAGTGGTACCATCAGTAGCCTTTGAGCCAACCTCCCACTGCCCAAAGCGCATCAGCCTTGACGGAGAGAACAACACCAAGCGTCCTGCTGATGTCGCAATCTGCTTGGCTGTCCCATCCCTGTTCTCATCTCCTGTGCGCCACAAGACCCATGCCATGATGCGAGTATCTGACGCTGAGCCTTTGAGACTTGGCGTGAACTGTGCATGCTCATTCCAGATGCCATTGTGGAACAGCACCTCCCGAGCCTGTCCTTCCACAGCAGTGCCGACGTTCCTGCTAATCGGGAAGGGATGGCACAACCCTGCTGACTTTCCTCCATGTGTCGCAAGCCTGAAGTGCATGACGTATGGCAGTGGCACTGACTGACTGAGGTCTGTCAGCTCCTCCACTGAGATGCCCTTGCGCCATGTCACAAGGTTGCTGTCTGGTTCTTTGTACGCAATGCCTAACCCATCGGGATTGGTGTTGTCTGCATCTTCAATCTCTTTGGATGTAGGGCGAGCGGTATCTGCAACAATAATTAAACACATAAGTTTTCTTCTTTCGTTGGATTAGGAGATGACGTGTGCGGTAGTCACTTCAGTTTTCTCGACTACGACACGTCCGAGGACGAGCTGCTTGATGGAGTAGTCAAGATTCACCGCAATGTTGTGACGTTCAGCCTGTTTCACTTCACAGTACTGTTTACGCCACAAGTCATGGTCACTCTCAGACCTGATAGCAATCCTTCGCGTCAAGCTGTCAGTGCAGAGGCGTAAGAACGCAAGGTTCTTATACCAATGCGATGACTCCTCGAACCGGAGGCTTGGCTGTGCTGATGCCGAGTGGAACTCACTCCGATTGAACTGCCAGCACAGACTACTATACTCATCAAGGATAGAGATGCGCTGCGCTCCTCTGTCCATGTCATACAGGGCTAACTTATCTTCCCCATTGCTGGTTGTGCCCTCCTCCACACACGCTGCTGCGACCATCCTCATCCAATCCTGCAATGCCTGATGGACTGTGAACGTCAAATCTATCCCGTGTATAGGGTCACGCTTGATGGTGTACTTCACTAGCGTGTCACCCTTCCGAAGTGAGATGATGTTCTGCTCTGCCATTGTGCTACTCCTTACTGTCCTTCTGCTGCTTGGTTTGTGCTGCTGTTTCTCGCTTCTTTGCTGCTGCTTTCCTCTTTGCTGCTGCTGCTCTCCACTCTGCTACTCTCTTTCGCCCTGATGGTGTGGACTTTATTGGCCCTGCTGATGTAGTGATTCCTGCTACTAGTGTCTGTGTCACTGGACTTGACATCTATCTTCCCTCTCTTTCTCTGCGTAGTCGGGCTGCTTCACGGGCTGCTTGCCACTTCAGGTACTTCTGTCCTCGCAGGACTTTGTGTGTCGCTCCTGTCTCCTCGTCCACTGTCACCTGACAGTGCTTAGTGAAGTGGTCACTCGGTCGTCTGTCCTCATCAGCAAGCTGCTTATAGGCGGCTTTCACCTCATGCAACGTGCCATCGCTGTGTAGTCCTACCTTTACCCTCACTATTCCTCCTATCTAACGTGCCCCGCTTTTCCATGCTGCTAACGCTTCTGCTACTAACGCAACCAAGTCTTGCTCGTCGAGTGTTCTGATGTCGATGTTCCGATGCTCATCATCACACTCCTCAAGACACCATATCAACACATAAAAACACTTAGCCATCTCAGCATGTCGAGCGCCTTGCTGATACCCTGCATCTTCCTGCTGAGCCTTGATCATCTGCGCTTCACAGATCTCATAAATCTCTTTCGTGTTCGCTTTCAAAGTCATGTTCCCCTCCTTCCATACACCAGCTCTGTCCCGACATAGGACAGGAGTCCGGCGAATAGAATCCCTAATGCAAACGTGAACATCCGCTTGGCTAGTTCCTGCTGCTCATACCACTCTGATATTCCATGCTGATACCCTGCGCTGTAGCAGAGATAGAACCCAATGAATATAAGCAGTAGACTGGCACACCGACAGGCTATCTTCTCAGCTCTCATCGTATTTGACCTCTTCTACGTATTTCTTCCAGCGTTTATCAACACGTTCCATTGCTTTGTCTGCATACTCTTTGAACTCATCCCCCTCCTGCGACAGACTGTTCTTTACTGTGATGCAGTCATCGACTGTGTTACTCAGCATCCTCCCGACTCGCTCAGCTTTCGCCTCCATCTTCTCTGCTTTGGCTCGCGTGTTTGCTAAGTCCTCTTTCGCAGACTCCACATACCAGCGAATACCTGCTGGTTCCCACTCATCCTCATGTGCTTGGGCAACAAACGTGGAACAGTCGAGCAGGAATAGCATCGTGCGCTTCTGCTCCTGCCATCTTGCTGCGTTTACCTTGCGCTGCTCCTCCATTGCAGCAAGCTGCTTCTCTAGTTCTCCTTCATGCCTAAAGTCTCCATCTTCTATCAGCTCCTGCGCTTTGATCACCGCCTTTAGTGACTCAATCTCCTTCAGTGCTGCTGTGTACTTTGCATGTAATGTCTCAGCCATTATCTCTGTCTCAGTTCTGCTGCACGTTGCGACCATGCGGCATCCACTTCGACCTGCTTCTCCAACTGACGAGTGACCAAGCACTGCGTGGACACAGGCTCGTTGAACAGCTGCCGACCGACGGCATCTCGTGTGACTTTCAGCAGTTCCACCAGTGTTTCCAGCACAACCTTATGCACCTCATCAAGTGGCTTTCGGCGGAGGATGTTCCGCTCCTGATTGCGCTGCTGTTTACGCTGTTGCTTCCGCGCATCCATGAACTGGATGTGCATTGTATTGAATGGCATGATGCCATCCTTCCTGCCCTGACTGGGCGGAATAGTGTTGACTTGATTGACAACACAAGCAGGGACACCAGACCTGAGCCTGATGTCCTAGCTTCTACTGTCTAGGGAAGAACCATTGGCCAATCAATCATAGCCGTGGGCTTGTAGATGTATGTCACATCTCCGCTGCGCAGCTTGGTGCAATCTTCATGGTCTACATGCAGCGTTTTCACTGCCATCCCATCAATCACCCGCACTTGGTACCACTTCTCTCCTTGCTGGTGCCCGCTGTACGTACATCCCAGCACAGTTCCTTTGCGCACATCAGGCCAGAATTGCTGCTGCTTGAAATGCACAGTATCGCCAACCCCTGCCTCTGGCAGAGCATTAGTCACATGTGTAGTCATACTTACCTCTGGAATAGAACTGAAGGAATTAACAGTTCAAAGGGACATCAGAGCCGAAGCCCTGATGCCCGATTCAACTGTCAAGCCCGAGTGTTACTTTGTGGCATACTTCATTTCAAACATCTGCGCATACCGTTCAGCGTTCAGTTCACGAATGACATACTTGCTCGGACGGTTCTTGTTCTGTGCATTCGTGAGTACTTTCTGTGCCTTGTTGGTGACTAAGCGACCAGAAAGAACCAGAGATAGAACAGCTGTCGTCAGTTGTGCCTTGGTTGGAGACTTAACAACTATTCCATGTTTCTTCTGCATAAGGTCAATCACAGTAGCTCTCAATTCACCCAAGCCTTTAGGCTTAAGTACCTGTACCGGACGGCCCTTTGCTTCGTCCACAATCAAGCTAACTGCTAACAGAACTGCACTTTCCCAGACAACCTTCTTCTCTTCTGTGGTTCCTGTTACTGTTGTTGGAACCTGTACCTGTGCTGCTAACTTCGCAGTTAGGATCTGTACCATTTCTTCAAGTTGCTTCTTTGTTAACTTTTTTGTAGCCATTGTTTAGTCCTAAGTAGGTAATAGGAAGTACTAAGAAGTTATTATCTTAGTTTCACTTGCCTACCTCCCCTACTCCCAATACACATACCAAGAATCGTGCCAACTATTGTAAATCCTTGCAAACCGTTGTGAACAAACGAGTTACAGCCGTGACCAGACGGTTGGTCGAATGCCCGAAAGCCCCTTTTTATCCAATATATTGGATAGTCAATCCAGCATATTGGATTCGCAGCACACACTCATCCCGAAACAAGGGGGGAGGGGTCATTTTACTTAAAGATTCTGCACGGGGGGTAAATCCCTTCTACGAAAGTGAGGGGGTTCCAGAATAGGTTGACTGACAAGAGCATCAATCGGTAGACTATGTTCCATGTGGAACACTACAGGCCCGAAAACACTCAGTCCGTCATTGTCCGTACCAAGAAAAGCCACGGAAAAGCGAGGACAATCAATTCCCTACGAGTTGACCCTACAACGCGGGGCCTTTGCGGCCTTGTTGAAGGAGATGCAGCGTCGATCCACGTTGACCACGCGCACCTTATCGAAGAAACTGGGAGTCGAGCCCAATTCGATTAATCAGTATTTCTACAAGAAACGAGGCATGGGTGGGAGTAGCACCCTCAAATGGTTTCTCAGATTTGCCGAAGCGTGCGGATGTCGCGTGCATCTCACCTTCCCATCAGAACATGACCTGCGCCATTTGGAGCGCCGCCCCATGAAGCCTCCCGTGATCGAAGCGATTGAAAGTGAATCCCATGAGAGCCCTTACTGAAGTCGAAGCTGACCAGTTTTCACTCATGCTGCTCTCAGGGGCTCCCGTCAGTGATGCCGTGCGGTATTTTCTGGATCCCCTGACCCCGGAAGAATTTCTGGTGGAAGCCGCAGAACAATGGCCCCAACAAGCCGAAGTGCTTGACCGATTACAGCACTATACCGGCGGGGAAGCATGGCACAAGATGACTGACCAGCAGCGACTGGAAACAGCCATTAAAAAGCACTATAACGAGATGGCCTACTTCCTCTGGACCGTCAATTACGTGGAATGCTCGGGCAACGACAAGATTAAAGCCGATACCTGCCGCCAATCACTTGAAGTCAAACTTGCAGGCTTAGCAGGACAGGATTCACCGTTATCCCGGTTCTATAACGATATGCTGGCAAAGTATGACCACACAGCTGGCACCGTGAGTTAATGGCAACCTCAACGGTGCCTCCCGATCTGCGAGATCGGTTAATCACAGAATTTCGTCGGTTTCTCTGCGACCAGATTGGATTCGTGCCCTTTGAGCACCAAGCTGACTGGTGGGTCACCACCGATGGCTACGCACTGAGTCAACAAGTCACGGCCCCGGATGATACACGTCCCTCCATCAAAATCTGCCTGCCCACTGGCACAATCGAACACCGCTTGCTCGTTCCTCGCAAGCACGGGCGCGCGAAAGTCGTCGCAGAACTCGGAGCCTACAAATCAGGCAAATCCGCTGGCGCGGGACTTTGGGGGGCCGCATTCGCTGCCGTGCCCAACGCTTTGGTGTATCTCGTGGGCAATGAATACGATATGACCGCGCCAGAGTTTGACTATATCCTTGAATCCCTCTGTTCAGAGCGAGGACTCAACCAAAAATACAAATCCCTGCAAAATCGCCCGAAAGACGGACGCCTCTGGTTGGAAATGGAAAACGGAGCCCGATTTGAAGCCCGATCATGGGAACGCTCAGAATCCCTCAAGGGGAAGGAAGTTGACGCCTATATTTACTGCGAAGCCTACCAATTACCGGGGATTGAGTGCTTTACCTCCGTCTCACAGAATCTGCGCGTGCGACAGGGCTATGCTGTGTTTCCGACCACGCCTGACCGCCCGTGGGTGGGGGTATTTCACGATAATGGACACGGCCACGAGGATTTCCCGGAATGGGTCTGCAAATGCGCCGTCCCGGCGACGGTGAACCCTTATAGCTTCGATCAGAAGGCCATGGATCGAGATCGACATTTATTGACGCGCGAAAAATTCTCGATTGCCTATCTGGGCAAGTTGGGGGATTTTGTGGGGCGTGTGTATAACTATCAGCGCGGAGATCGACTTTTTACCCCACGCTCCCACCCGCACCTGTGGCATCGACCGGAACGAGGCGACATGAAGGAGAATTTCAAGTTGCCTCACGATTGGCGGGTGGAAATCGGGGCGGATACCGGCACCTACTGCGCAGCGTTGGCTGTTGCCATTTCCCCGGAGGGAGATGCGTTCATTCTGGATGAATTGACGAACTATAACTATGTGGCAAACACCCCGGAGCTGGATCCCTCTTCGTCGATTGTGACATGGGCACAAGCGTTTACCCGCATGGCCGCACTGTGGCGCACACGCCCCATGGCGTGGGTGGACAGCAATAGCCAGTTCAAACAGGAATGTCTCCACCACGGCGTCCACTTGATGGCAAATAAACGCGGTCGGGAAGTGCGCACGGAAGCTGCCCGTCAATATTTCCAGCACGACAGAATTTTTCTGGCCCCATGGCTTGAACGGCTCCCGTATGAAGTCGAGCACGCCCAATGGCCCGACCACACGTCGGCGTCAGGAAAATATGAGCGGATGAAAACCAATGATCACGTGCTGGATTGTCTGGAGCATGTGCTCTCTCGGCATCCACGGGGCATGGCGAAAAAACAGCCCCCGGTCATGCAGCCCCCGGTGGGCAGTGTGCAGTGGTTAGGGAATCCCATCAGGAAACGGAAAAGTCGTGCGCCGGCAGACAGTCATTTAGGAGGACAGTAATGAATCGACACGAAGTCGAAAAACGCTTAATACAGGTGGAAGCCAAGGTGCAATTTATTATGCACACCCTTGCGCTGACCCGGAAAGATAATCAATCAGGGGCAACGGAATCACGCACATTTGATACGTTGTTTGAGGAGGCATTGAAACATGACATGGATAGTGCAAATCTTGCGCAAGTGGCTCAACGTACCTTCGCCTCCCCCGGACCTCCAACCGGACCTCAAAGTGCTGATGGCCCGGATGGATTCCCTAGAGCGGATGGTGATGACGGAACTGCAGAAACCAGACCCACAAGTCGGGATAGTGGATAATAGTGTAGACGAAGGGCGTCTGCAGGATTTACCGGACGCGCATTTAGGAGCGCAATAAATGGCGAACGATGATGAGAAACTGACTGAGTATACCGATGACTATAACCGACTCCGTGCGCAGAAAGCACGCAACATCGGGTCTGTGGAACTCCGTATTCTGACCAATCTCTCGTTTATTTCGGGAGAGCATTGGATTGGGTCACAGAATCGGGTGTTGTTCACCCGTCGGCGTGATCCGAACAAACTCCATCTGGTGTTTAATCTCGCTGCGCAGATGCTCTACAAAATGATGGGGCGTCTGAGCAGTATTGCCCCTATTTTCAAGGCCAGAGCGGATAAACAAGATCCGAAATCCATTGGCAACGCTGCCGTCATTGATAAATTGATCAAAGCCTTGGACGAAAAGCTCGATCAACCCTCACGTACATGGGAAATTCTCTGGTGGATGTCCGTAGGAGGAGTAGCGTTTGAGTATGTGCCATGGGTCAAAGATGCCTGTATGGAACCCATGCCCCAGTTTGACCCGGAAACGGGAGAATTGCAGTGGACGCATGTGCAAACCGGAGAAGTTGTCCCGGAATCGGCGCGTCAGATGATGATGGCGCAGGGAGCGCCCAAAGAACAGTTCGAAGTCGTAGAAGAAATGG